GCACTTCCAGGGCAAGCCCGAGAGCTGCATGGTGGCGCTGATGTACGCCGAGCAGCTGGGCGAGCATCCGATGGTGATGTTCCAGGAGACGGGCGTCATCAACGGCCGGCCGAGCACCAGCGCGCGGTTTGCCATCGCGCGAGCGAACAAGTCGGGCCTGCTCCAGGGCGTGATCACCTGGAGCGAGAAGGGCCAGGGCGATGCGCTGGAGGTGACGGCGAGCGCGACGCTGCGCGAGACGGGCGAGGTGGTGCAGGCCACGGTCACGATGAAGGAGGCCGCGGCCGACGGGTGGACCCGCAACCCGAAGTATCGGTCGATCCCTGGCCAGATGCTGCGCTGGCGGGCCGCCACCAGGCTGATCAACCTCTACATGCCGGAGGTGCTGTTCGGCCTCGGCGTGCGCGAAGAGATCGAAGTGGCGCCAGTGCGCGTGCAGGAAGTGCAACCCACTGGATCTACAGGCAATGTGGTTTCTGACCTCAACCGGCAAATTGCCGAAACCGTTGCAGTGTCAGTCGCGGATTCTGACAAGAATCCGACTATCGCAGAAGTAACTCCAAACAACGAATCTAAACCAGAACAAGTCATCGACGCTGATGACCCGTTCTAAGGGGGAGGAGGTCTGTTTATGGGTGAGCGTGCGTACCTGACATCGAAGGAGCTTGCCGATCGATGGCGGCTCAGCGACCAGACGCTTGCGAATTGGCGATATGCGGGCAAGGGCCCGCCATTCATCCGGGTTGGCGCCCGGGTGCTCTACCCCATAGAGGGGATCCACGCTTACGAGAAACTCGATTCATCATGGCTTTCTACGGACAACTCACAGGCAACCTCGGTCGAGACCCAGAGCTGAAGTATCTGCAGAATGGAAGTGTCGTCGCCAACTTCACGGTTGCGGTTCGGCAGGCAAAGCGCCAGGGGCAGGATCTACCAGCCCGCTGGGTGAAGGTGGCGGTCTGGGGCAAGGCGGCTGAGTACGTGGGCAACTACGTGCGGAAGGGCGACAAGGTGGCGCTGTTCGGGCGTGTCGAAGCGCCTGAGGCGTTCACGCGCCGGGATGGCAGCCAGGGCTTCGCGGAGGTCTTCACGGCGGAGAACATCGAGAAGTGGAACGACGGCGGGCAGCAGGGCCAGGCGGGTGCGCCTGCTGCTGCGGCCCCCGCTCCAGCAGCTGCTCCACCTGCCCCTGCGCAGCAGCCTGCACATCTGGCCGCGGCGGGCTGGGCCCCTAACCCGGCCAATGGCACCGTGGCCGCGCAGCAACCGCCAGCGTGGAACAGCGCACCGGCCAGCCCGGTGGATGACGGCTCGATCCCGTTCTGAGGTGATCGAGCCTGCGTTCCTGGCGTCGCTGCGGCGGCGCCACCGCGCTGAGCTGGTGCTGGTGCTGGTGCAGCTCGAACAGGTGGTGCCCAGCTGGTGGCTGACTCTGCAGGAGCTGGCCGAGCAGCTGGGCACCGACCGGGCGACGCTCAACCGATCCGTGCGGAAGCTGGAGGATCTGGGCTTGCTGCGGCGGGCCTCGATCAGCAACTGCGGGGGCACGTGGATCTGGTGGGCGGCGCGGCACGAAGGCGATGCGCCTGGGCCAGAGGATGAGCCGGCGTGGATGCTGCGCGACCTATCGCGCAAGCGGCCGGTGCGGATCCCGATCAGCGAGCGGTGGGCATGGGCAGAGCGCCAGGGGATCCCCCGGGCGACGATGCGGAGCTTCCTGTCTGGCGGGCAGCGGGTGCTGCGCGATCGGTGGGAGCTCGTCGCCACACCGCTCGATTGTTACAGCTTGTGAACGACGCTGGGCATGGTGCAGGCCGAGGCGGGATGATTCACTCACGGCCGGAGACGGCCACCCACCCCACCAGCCCGATGACCTACGTCCCCTTCATTTCGATCACCGAGGCTTACACCCTCACCGAAGTGCTCCACTACGCCGACGGCACCACCCTGGTGGAATCCATCAAGACCGTCGACCGCGAGCCGAGCTTGGCCGTTTCCCGCGTCGCCACAAGCGGCGCCCGCTTCACGTTCTGGAACGACCACGACCCCCGCATCGTGGCTGTCGAGTTCATCTACGCCGCGGCCTGAGCGGCACACCACCCCGATGTTCAACCCCGACTTCTACCCCACGCCCGAGCTGGTGGCGGCCACCATGCTCGACCCGCTCGACCTGCGCGGCCGGGTGATAGTGGAGCCCTCCGCCGGCAGCGGCAACCTGGTGAAGGCCTGCATCGAGCGCGGCGCCGCCGAGGTGCTGATGGTGGAGCCCGAGCCGAAGCTGCGGGCGATCCTCGCCGCCATCCCGGACAGCCGCCTGATCGGCGCCGACTGGCTCCAGGTCACCGCCGACCAGATCAGCCATGCCGATCTGGTGGTGATGAACCCGCCCTTCAGCGCCGACGAGCATCACATCCTCCACGCCTGGAAGGTGGCCCCGCCTGGCTGCGAGATCGTCGCCCTGTGCAACTGGAACACCATCGACGCCCGCAGCAGCTACCGCGCCAGCCGTGAGCTGCGCACGCTGATCGAGGCCTATGGCAACAGCCAGCGGCTGGGCCCGGTGTTCGATGACGCCGAGCGCACCACTCGCGCGGAGATCGGCCTGGTCCGCCTCACCAAGCCCGGCAGCCGACCCGGTGCGGATGAGTTCGACGGGTTCTTCCTCGGCCCGGATGACATCGAAGCCCAGGGCGAGGGGATCATCCCCTACCGCCGCAGCCGCGACCTGGTGAACCGCTACGTCGAGGCCTGCCGGATCTACGACGAGCAGCTGGCGGCCGGCGTGCGGCTGCAGGCCCAGGTGGGTGGCATCTACAAGGGCGAGCTGGGCATCCAGATCGCCATGGAGGGCTGCCCAGCGAGCCGCAACCGGTTCCGCAAGGAGCTGCAGAAGGCCTTCTGGAAGTCGGTGATCGACGAGATGCTGCCGCAGGCGATGGCCACCAGCCAGCTGCAGGGCGACATCAACCTGTTCGTCGAGCAGCAGCAGCAGGTGCCGTTCACCGAGCGCAACCTGTTCCGGATGCTGCAGATCATCGCCGGCACGGCTGAGCAGCGGATCGACCGCGCGATTGAAGCGGTGTTCGACCAGCTCACCCAGCACACCAAGGAAAACCGGTGGAATGTCGAGGGCTGGGCCACCAACAGCCAGTATCTGTTCGGCCGGAAGTTCATCATGCCCTACCTGGCCGAGCGCGACTGGAGCGGCGGCACCGTGAGCCTGAAGAGCTGGCAGGGGCGGATGGGTGACATGCGCGACCTGATCAAGGCGCTCTGCTACGTGACCGGCCGCAACTACGACGAGGTGAAGGATCCCGCGGGCGGCATCAACAGGCTGGAGCCTGGGGTGTGGTTGGACTGGGGTTTCTTCGAGTTCAAGGTGTTCAAGAAGGGCACCGGCCACTTCCGCTTTAAGAATCTCGACGACTGGGCCGCGCTGAACCGGCGCGTCGCCAAGATCAAGGGGTTCACGCTGCCGGAGAAGCTCTGATGATCCCCGCCAGGATTGCGACCCTGCTGATCGCCTTCTGGGCATTCGTGGGGCTGATTGACCAGACCAAGACCGCACACCATCCACCCGCACAACACCGCCATGAGTGAACAGCACAAGGCCACGCCCGAGCAGTGGGCCGACATAGAGGAACGTGCCGAAGACTGCCAAGGCGGTCCTGCCTGCCTCCTTGAACTCCGCGCCAGGGTCGAGGCGCTGGAGGCCAAGTACGAGACGATGCGCTTGGCCACGCTGGAGTGGGGCAAGGACGTAGAGAACCTCCAGCGATGGAGCGATCAGCACCTGCTGCGGATTGAGCGACTGGAGACCGGCGCCACCTGCCCGCACATCGTCACCAGCGACGAAGGCACCAGCTACTGCGCCCTGGCGGAGACAGTTGCCCCATCCCCCGCCGGCTCGCTGGTGGAGCGGGTGGCGCAACGGCAGCGGCAGGTCAAGCTGATTACCTGCGAGAACTACGCCCGCGCCGCGATCCGCGAGGTAGCGGCTGCGTTGCGCGAGGTGGGCAGCCTGACCGCTGACGCCGCTGCTCGGTGGCTTGAGCAGGAGGCCGAGCGATGAGCACCCACACCCAGACCATCGCCACCGGGATGATGGTGGCATGGACCACCGGCTGGCTGATGGGCCTGTGGGCGAGGGGAGGCCGCCGCACTTACGTGAACACCAGGCCGGACTCAAGCACTGATCGCCCGCGCAGGTTTCAGCGCAGCAGCACGCCCCGCGACCGCGACCCCGACTGGCGCCGCAGCTTCAACCACGAGAACACCAACCGCCCCAGCGGGCCGCCGCCCCTCAGGTTCCGGCGCTCTGAGCCTCCCTGCGGAGGCGGTGAGATCACTCTGGCCGAGTGGGAAGCCATGCGCACAGCCTTCGTCGAAGGCCGCACCATCCGCGGCAACGGCAACGGCGGCCCCACCACGCCAAAGCCCGACATCATCCCCCGAGGCCAGTCGCCCGGCGGCTACCAACCCCGCCCGCAGCAGGGCACACCCAACCCACCGCCTTCTGAACCATGAACCACCCCATCACCCCACCGCCGGAACTAGTGCAGCAGATTTCGCTGCAAGCAATAGATGCAGTTCCAGATGACGAACTTGGAGCAATCGAGATTGACGAAGCTCGCGATGAGTACATTGCCAGCTTCTTTGCCCAATGGGGCGCCGACCAGGAGCTGGAGGCGTGCGCTCACCGGCAGGCGCTGCTCTACGGCAACCGGGCTGCCAATGAACTCCGCGCCGCCAGGCGCCCCAAGCCGCCGAGCTTGAAGGAGCAGGCGTTAGAAGCATTTGACCGCATCAACGACCCAGAAGGCACCATCGACTGGGATACCATCCGCCGTGCCATTGAGGCCCTGCCCGATGACTGATCCTCGCGTGCCGTCAGAAGAGCGAGGCTGCCACGGCAAAGCAAACATCGGCAGCAACTACAGACGCAACGCTGATCGCCTGGCCACCAAGCATCAAAAGGCCTATGGGGTCTATCAATGCCCTCACTGCCAGGGGCACCACCTGACCACGCGACTGGAGAAAGCGGACCTTTACGCGCCGCTTCTGTACGTTGCAACACCCACTAGTGACCACCACTAATCACCCCATGAACATCCAAGAGGCCAAGGCCGCCAAGGCACAGCTAGAGCACGACATCGCTGATCTGCTTGATCAGTTCACTGCCGCAACCGGCACAACCGTCACCAGCGTGAGCATTGACTCACTGCCTCGCTTCGGCGAGTCACGGGACTACATCGTCAAGGTGGAGGTGCAGCTGTGACCACCCCCACCGACTGGCGAGCGCTGTGCGTTGAGCTAGTTGAACAGTTGCAGCGAGCAATCAACGATCACGGCCTTTGTCTGGAGGGTAAGGATGCGTTGATGTTCCGCGCCCGCGCCGCTCTGGCCCAGCCCGAGCCGCAGGGGCCGACGGATGAGGCCGAGCTACGCACCACCTACGCCATCGGCGCAGAGGCCCGCTGGCGTGAGGGGTTCCCTGAAGCGTGGAGCCTGACCGACATGGAGCGAGCCGCCCACACCGCTGGCCTTCGCGCCGTCCTCACCCGCTGGGGCCGCCCCCAGTAACCTGACCCCCACCGGGTCGGCTCCACCCGCAAGGGCGAGCACCTCCGCAGCCATGCCAGGGGTGGAATGGTTGCCGCAGCGTGAGGCATCGGAGGCCCGGCACCCTCTTCTCCCGATGATGAACTGCCCCAGCTGCAGCAGCAGCCACACGCGGGTGATCGAAACCCGCCCCGTTCGCAATGGCGGCCGCCGGCGCCGCCATCAATGCCATGCCTGCCGGCACCGCTGGACAACCTGGACCGGTGAGCGGCCGCCCCAGGGCCGCGTGCCCAATGCTCGCAAGGGCCGCCGCACAAAGCCGCCGCTCACCGAGTACGAAGTGCGCCTGGTGCTCACGTCGCCGCTCAGCAGCATCAAGCTGGCGCGCGAGCTCGGGCGTTCCCCGGAGGCGATCAACGCCATCCGCCGCGGCGATCTGCACGCGAAGGTGCTGCCAGAGCTGCCGCGCCGCCAGGCGGAGCGCCGCGACGCACCCGTGCTGTCGTGCCATGCTTGCGCGCATTGGCGGAGCAGCAGCTGCGGAATGGGCTTCCCGGATCCGATCGAGGAGGGCCCAGCGTTCGCCGCCGACTGCAGCCTCTACGAGCCGCGGAGCCAGTCGATCAGCCGGGCCTGCCCCAGCTCGCTCCAGTAGGGCTGCTCACGCCACCAGCTGAACACCTCCCGGTGCCCCTTCCGGCGGTTGCAGGGGAGACAGGCCGGGGCCAGGTTGGCCGGCACCGTCAGCCCGCCGCGGGCCTTGGGCAGGATGTGATCGAGGCTCTGGGCCAGCTCGCCGCAGTAGGCGCAGCGATGGCCCCAGGCCTCGAAGATCCTGGCTCTGAAGCGGTGGCGTGTGACGAGCTCTGTGCCATCAATCCGGGCCTGCATCCGCAGCCAGCCGCTCGCCCGATGCTAGGCCCGTTGGCCAATGTGAATGATTGTTACAGCAGTGTGGGCATGGGGTGCTTGCGAGGGGATGATTGGCCCACGGGCGGAGACGCCAACCACCCCAGCAGCAATGACCACCGCGATCCCTTCAACTGCAAAGCCTTGGCGGCTGATCAGCTATCACCCCACCTGGGGCGAAGACTGGCGGCACTTTGCCACCTACATCGAAGCAGTCGAAAAGCGAGCTGAGCTGCTGGCGGCCAACTCTGAGGTTCACTACAGCATCAAGCAGATTGCCGCCTGAGTGGCCCTTTCCATCCACCCGATCAGACCTACCATGCGACCGTTCATCACTTCCACGATCCTGTGCCTGGGCCTAACTGCCGGGTTCTGGTACTCGCTCACCAGCACCCTCACCGACATGACGATCAAGGACTGTCGGGCCGGCGTCCAGCGAGCCTGCGACCAGCTCCAGAAGGACGGGGTGCAGCCGTGAGCTACGCACTCCGCCGCGGCCAGCAGTGGATCACTGCCCCCCAGGGCGATGGCGAGCCGATCCCGCCGGTGCTCGCTGTTGATGACGACCAGGCCGAGGCCTGGCTGACCCCAGACCTCAACATCGCCCACGAGCGTCAGCAGCTGCTGCGCCAATGCTGGGGGTGGGCCACTGAAATCCGCGCGATCCGACCATGAGCCGAGTTCACGTGCTGAACGCCCAGCCCTGGCGGTTCATGCCAGGCGATCACGCCTTCGTGCGCGGCTGGGATCCCCAGCATCAGGTGCTGGTGCTGTGCCAGCTGGAGACCTACACCTGGCCCCACTACCTGGTGGTCGACGAAGACGGCGCCGAGTGGCGCATCAGCCAGCTGGAGCTCTCCAGCCGATCCCTCGACGCGCTGTGAACGTGGCTAATCCTCGACTTGATCTTGCCAACCTTGCGTGGGGGATCGCCATGGGCATGGTGTGGGGCTTTTGGCTGCGCGGCGCGGTCGAAGCGCTGTTCCTTCGGCCACGCCGCTCCAGCAACGGCAACTGCATGCCACTGCCGCCCGCCCCGCCAAGGGTAAGGATGCGCCGCGTATATCTCTGGAGCCATGCCCAGATGGCCGAGTGCGGCGGCCCCTGTTGGAAGAATCAGGATCCTCGCTGTTGCGACTGCGGGGCCCTGTGGCGTGATGTGCCCCGGGCGCCGCAGGCCTTCACCGAGGGCCCCATCCAGCGCGGCAACGGTGCCGGCGGCCCAAACACGCCAAAGCCGGCAATCACTCCGAAGCCTCAATTCCCATCGCCCCGGATCATCCGGGAAGACTTCTTGCCATGACCATCCTCTGCGACTGGCAGATCGCCGAACAGTGCCGGGCCGGCATGGTGACGCCATTTGATCCGGCCCTGGTCAACCCTGCCAGCCTGGATGTGCGCCTCGGCCGCCACATCCGCATCGAGCAAGCCACCAGCGCCGACATGCTGCTGGTGGACCTGCTGGCCCTCGACGTCAGCGAAGCCGATCCCTACGTGCTGCGGCCCGGCCAGTTCATCCTGGCCGAGACGATGGAGACCTTCTACCTGCCGGACAACATCGCCGCGCAGTTCATGCTGAAGAGCTCCAGGGCCCGCGAGGGACTTGAGCATCTGATGGCTGGCTACTGCGACCCGGGTTGGCACGGCAGCAAGCTGACGATGGAGCTGCACAACAGCCGGCAGCTGGCCGGCGTGGCGATCTGGCCGGGCATGAAGATCGGGCAGATGGTGTTCCACCTCATGGATCAGCGACCGACCCGCAGCTACGCGGTCACCGGCCGCTACAACAACGACGCCCAGGTGCAGGGGAGCAGGGGATGAACGACCTCAACGACACCCTGCAGGAGCGCGGTCAGCGCTACGGGCGCTTCACCGGCCACGCTCGCATCACCCAGGATCTGAAGCGCGTCATCGCCGAGCACACGCCCCTGGGCCGGACCCGCGCCGATGGCACCCACGGCGACCACCTGGCGCCGGACCAGCAGGAGGCCCTCGACATGATCTGCCACAAGATCGGCCGGATCATCAACGGCGACCCGGACTATGCCGACAGCTGGCACGACATCGCCGGCTACGCCCAGCTGGTGGCCGATCGCCTCAACGGGGTGGAGCGATGATCCTCGCTAAGGTGCCCCGCTACGCCGGCCAGACCTGGCCCTGCTATGGCGTGCAGCCGGTCGGCTGGGGGCAAACCACCCGGTTCATGCCGTTCGTGCATGACGGCCGGGTGGTGCACTGGGGATGGGCCCACGACGATCAGGCGGCCGCTCTCCAGGTGGCGACCAGAATGGCCGAAACGATCGAGCCGCGCACGTGAGCCAGCCGCAGATCCTCAGCCGCCACGACTTCAGCGACGGCCGCTGCATCGAGCAGCTGCAGGACGACCGGGGGCAGACCTACTACCGGGTCTGCTCAGCCGGCGGCGGCATCTGCCGCTTCTGCGAGGACCTCTGGATGGCGCACATGTACGCCGATCAGCTCTGCCCGGAGCGCCAGGCCTCGGGGTAACACTCGCGGGCCCAGTGATGGCCCTAAGGTAGATGGGTTGGCAGAGAGCAGCAGCCCCCGGGGTGAGAGCCGGGGGCTTTTTCATTGGTAGCGGGGAGCGGATTTGAACCGCTGACCTTCGGATTATGAGCCCGACGAGCTACCAGGCTGCTCCACCCCGCGTCAGTGGGAATAGCGTGGGAACAATCCCAAGTCAATTCTCGGAACCCATTGGCGCGACGCGGTTTCCGCCGCCAGGTCTTCAGGTTATGAGCATGACGTTCGGGCTTACCGTGGGATCCCGGCGCATCACTGAGCCTTGATTTTCCTGGGGATGGACTACCGGCGTGTCCTGGGGTATCCCTGCCGATCTGCGGGAATTGTGGGAACGGTGTGGGAATGCAACGGATTGTTACGAACACCGGCGGTCCGGGGGTGCAGCGATCGAAGATGGCTGCATTGGGGGCCGCGGCTCCCACCACATCACCAGCCATGCCCTGCTACGACCCACCGCCGTCCTACGAAAAGGCATACCGCAGAAATGCCGAGCAAGCTGTCCAGCTTCTATGCGGCTTGATCACGCCGCGTGTGCGCAATGGTGACACGACTTTGAGCAGCGATCTTCTGCGCTGGTTCATCGAGCACAGAAGGATTGATGTGGAGATTGAAACAGACGAGGCAGCGCGTTGTGCCCGCTATCCGAGCCTAGATGTTCTGGATCAAGCCATGGATGACATCGCACTGGCTGGTCGACAGCTTGCCGCCCAGGAGCAGGCCGATGGCTGACCTGTCGTTCCGGGTGGTCACGCCCCGTCGTGCCACTGCCGGCTGGTTCCGCCGTTGGCTCCTGGCTCCACCTCCTGGCCCCACCATGGGCCGCAAGCGCCGCGCGCGCAGGGCCAGGGGACGGCGGATCGAGGCCAGGCGGAACACTCCCTACGTGGGTGGCCGGATCTGGGTCACCGGGCGGCAAGTAGGCCTGCGATCTGACCGCAGCAAGTGGACCACCTTGCTCTATGACGAGGTCGACAGCTTCCCGACCGGAGAGCTGACGATCGAACAGTGGGCCGCCGCTCGCCAGACCATGCAACGCCAGCAAGGGGATGCCCGCGCGCTGTATACCTTCCCCTACGCCAGCGCCTTCTACGTCGTGCCCACTGAGAAGGATGCGCGCGCGTTCTTTGATCCCAGCCTGGGCCAGCCGTGGGAGGAGCAGGCCGATGAAGCTGACCAAGACGCTCGTTGAAGGCGCAACCCCCCGCCCCCGCCGGTATCGCCTCAACGACAGCCTGGTGCCCGGCCTCTGCCTGCTGGTGCTCCCCTCGGGGGCCCGCACCTATTACCTGCGGCACCGCGTCGATGGCCGGCAGCGTGAGCTGAAGCTCGGCACGCCGGTGGAGCTCACCCCCGATCAGGCGCGCGCGCTCGCCCGCGAGGCCCTCGCCCAGGTGCGTGCCGGGGGCGACCCGGTCGAGGAGCGCCGCCTGCGCCGGGAGGCCCCAACGATCGAGGCCCTCGCCGCGCGGCACCTGCAGGCTCACGCCAGCCGGAAGCGCTCGGGCCGGAACGATGAGATCCTCTGGCGGCGACACCTGCTGCCAGCATTCGGCCGGCTCAAGGTGGCGGCCCTCACCCGCGAGCGGATCCGCGAGTGGCACGCGGCCCACCCGCAGCCGGCGACCGCCAACCGGGCCCTGGAGGTGCTCGGCGTGGCGCTGGGCCTGGCTGAGGACTGGGGCTGGCGGCCGGCCGGCAGCAATCCGGCCCGCGGGGTGAAGGCGCACCCGGAGCGGCAGCGCCGCCGGTACGCCAGCGCGGAAGAGCTCACCCGCCTGCGTGCTGCGCTGCAGCAGTGGGAGGCCCAGGGCCCGCTGGCGATGCGCTGGCGGTTCGCGCAGCTGGTGCGCCTGCTGCTGCTGACCGGGGCCAGACTGCGGGAGGTGATGAACGCGCAGTGGTCGGAGATCGACTGGGCGCGGGGCGTGCTGCTGGTGCCGGCATCGAGGGGCAAGACCGGGGCCAGCGAAGTGCAGCTGAGCGATCGAGCGCTGGCGGTGCTGCGCGAGCTGGAGGCGGCCGGCGGCGGCAGCCCGTGGGTGATCCAGGGTGCTGACCCGGGGCGGCCACTGGTCGGCTACCGGAAGCCGTGGCTGGCGCTGCTGGCCGACGCCGGAGTGAGCGACCTGCGGATCCACGACCTGCGGCACACGTTCGCCAGCTATGCGCTGAGCGGCGGGCAGACGCTGGGCACGGTAGGCCAGCTGCTGGGACACCGGAGCGCGCAGACGACGACGCGCTACGCCCACCTGATCGACGACGCAGCGCGGCGGGCCGTGGCGCAGCTGAGCGACGACCTGGGGGTGTGAAGGATCACGACAGCGCCCGCCGCTATCCCAGCTCGCCCAGCACAATGGCTGCCATGACACCGACCCCCGCCGAACTGCTGGCGCTCCGCCACCGCGTGCCCGACAGCGTGCTGCTCGACTGGCTCGACCTGGCGCAGCTGCTGGAGCCACCCTGCAAGGTGAAGACCGCCGATCTGATGGAGCACTGGCACTGCAGCCAGTCAGCCGTGAGCCGGCGCCTCAGCCGCCTGTGGGAGGCCGACCTGCTCGACTACCGCCCGGGCGGCGGCGGCTACCGGATCCGTCACCTCGGGCCGAGTGTTACGGATTGCGACACGCGCGCGGCGTGACGCCAGCCGCGCCTCTACCTTGGGCCCATCGGCAGGCCGAGCGCGCCGCCGATCACCCCACCGCCCGGCACTGGCCGGTTCCATCCATGTCCATCACCTGCATCACCGCCTGGGCCGTCGCCCTGCTGCTGCTCCCCCTGCTGCTCCTGCTCTGGGCCACCGAGAGCCGCAAGCAGCGGGCCCGCCGCTGGCGCGCCGCCGGCTGGACGCAGCAGGCCATCGCCGATCGCCTCGGCTGCAGCCGCACCACCGTCCGGCGCATGCTGGCGGCGTGACGCCAGCAAAAAGCCCCTGGTGCGTCAACACCGGGGGCCTGGGAGCAGAAACCAATGAACCGCCGCCAGTCTACGGCCCGCAGAACACGTTGGGAGAGCCGGTCGCCACGCTGGTGCAGCCGCTGATCGCATCGCCCACGCGGCCAGCGCCCTTGCCATTCACGAACACCGTGGTGCTGCCCACCGCGATCGGCGCCGCGTGCGACGGGCACGGCACACCGGGCAGCAGGTGCGGCGTGTTCAGGTCGCCCTGGCGGCTCCAGGGGATCCCGTTCACGAACACGTTGGGGCTGCCCTCCGCCCGGACCATGCCCGAGCAGTGCGCCACGTCTGCATCACCGATCCTGGTTGCTGCGGGCACGTTCGATCTCCATCAGCTCCTGCAGTCTGGCGGGCCAGAGCGCGATCTCGGCGTGTTGCTCCGGCGTGTGCGGCGGCGGGGGGATCTCCGGCTCGAACCGCACGACGTGATCGAACGCTGCCGGCAGATCCTCCCACCGCTGGTAGGACCGCAGCACACCGTCCACGATCAGATCGAAGCGGCCCTGGCGGTAGCTCACGGCTTCGGCCAGAGCTCCCTTGGGTCTTTGCCGGTGGCCATCATCCGAGACAGGCGCTCGGCACGCTGGCCCACCTGCTTGGCCCAGCGGCTGTCGAGCATCATCGCCGCGGCCTTGGTGTACTCGCCGGCCCTGATGGTCGCCAGGGTGTTCTTGAAGCCCAGCAGCCCGACGATGCCGAGGTTGAAGCTCATGTCGAGCAGCACCCGCTGGCGCACCTCATCGAGCTGCGCCACCCAGGGGAGCGCGCGCAGCAGCTCGCGCTCCTCGGCGGCGATGTCGTTGGCGAGCAGGTAGGCCGACTCCTCGCGCGTGATGCCACGGTCTTCGAGGTTCCGGCCGACGCCGATGGTCAGCTTGCCAGCGGTGCAGCGGTAGGGTTTGAGCCGCTCGTCTTCGTGAAGGCGGAGCTGCCGCGTCATTGCAGCGCGGTCGACCATCAGCGCTTCGCCAGGGGGGTGACGATGCCGGCGACGATCTCCAGCACGCGGTAGGCCTTCACCGCCAAGGCGCTGATGGTCCCGAGCGCCTCGTCGTCCTTCGGGGTAGGGGTGAGGTTCACGATGATCAGCGCCACGCTGTGAATGGCGACAGCGAGGGCGACGTATTCAGGGAGGTGTTTCATCGAGATCATGTCGTTCTCTCCAGGTTAGGTGTAGTGGAGGTAGGTGCTGAGGATGTACTTCGGCCCCGAGATCGGCGGCCGGCCGGCGTGCAGCCAGGGCCACAGCGGCGGAAACACCATCACCGATCCAGCCCGCGGCTGGATCTGCTGGCCCCACAGCGGGAACTCGGTGGCGCCGCCATCCTCGACATCGTTGAGGTAGAGCAGCGCCGCCAGGAACCGGCGCGCGCTGGCGTGGTCGCCAACGTCGACGTGATCGGGGAACTCGTCGCCACCGTCGGGCCAGTAGCGCTTCATGCGCAGCTCCTCGAAGGCCAGCTCTGCCGGCCACTGCACGGTGTTGATCTGCAGGTCGCGGCTGTAGGCCTCGAACACCGGCAGGATTGCGCCGAACGCCAGCTCATGCCCCTCCGGCCAGCACTGCGTCAGGTTGAGCTCGGTGAACCGTGGCGCGTTGCCCTCGCCCTGGCGGATCACCTGATCAGCAGCGCGGGCCTCGAAGCCCTGGATCAGCTCCTGGCATTGCGCCTGCGGCAGTCGATCGGGATAGACCATCACGAGATCAGCCAGGCGCATGGGGTGGACCTTCTCAGGGCTCAGCCACTATGGCCCAGCCGGTTGCGGGCCCTTCGACCATCCACCGCGGGCCGAGGTTCTTGCGGGAATAGCGCAGCCGGGCGCCCCAGTTGTTGACGTAGCGGCCGGTGAGCAGATCCAGGTCGCCGAACGGATCGTGGACTATGATCGCGTCGTCGGTGTAGCCGATGGCGATGATCCAGTGGCCGCCGCCGGTTGGCGCCCCCACGGGGCCCTTGTGCAAGATGCCGATCGGGACCGGGATGCCCTTGTCGATCTGGCCCTCGATCGTCTTCCAGCTGGCGTTGCGCACCATGTGCGCCTCGACGCCATAGGACTGGAGCGCCTTGATGTGGCTCGTCGCGTCGGTGGTGTCGCCGTAGCGCAGCACGCGGCCCAGGTAGGCGTCGTCGCCGTTGGGCCCGGTAAGCGTGCCGGGCCGGAGCGTCTCCAGCAGCATGGCGCAGGAGCTGCTGAAGCACATCCGAAGCGCGTGCTCCGTCGCGCTGTCGCGCTGGCTGAAGTAGCGGACCTGCAGCGGATTGGTCTTGGTGCGCGGCTCCTCCTGCTTGCCGGCTGCCTTCCAGGTCAGATAATCCTCGGAGTCGCGCCGCTTCAGGCTGGCGGGCACCTTTTCCCAGAACCGGATCACCGCCGCTCGCTGGTGAGGCAGGCCCTTCCAGTTCTCGAAGAAGGGGATTGGATCGGTGATCAGCTCCTGGCTCATCGCGGGCGCGCCTCGGCCGCAGGTTCTGCGCCGAAGTGTAGGCGCGGCGAGGCGGCTGTCACCACCAGCGGGATGATGAAGCTGGCAGCCAGGGCAACGCCTGTCCACAGCGACAGCTTGTTGTCCAGCTTGTTGATCCGATCATCTCGGCCCTCGTCTTGCTCTGATCTGGCGTCTTCTCGCTTCAGCAGCAAATCGACCTTCGTTTCCAGCGCAATGACGGCGCGGAAGATTTCAAGGTGCGAGACTTGCTCGGCGGTGTCGGGCATGGCGGAGCCTGTCAACCTCTGGAGTCTATGCAAGCTCCCCTCAGCGGGCAGAGCCAGCCTGTAGGTGGAGCAGCTTCATTGGTCCTTCGGGGGTGTCGATCTGCACGGCATAACCGCCGGCGCCTGTGTAACCCAGGTTGCGGGCGTAGCTCGCGCCGTTGATCAAGGTGATAGATGAGCCGCTCGGCGTGCCGAAGTCAATGCCGCGATGGAAGCTGCGGCCGAAGAGATTGCGCGGCCCGTAACCGCTGGTGACGCCGTAGGAACTCGGTGCACGTCCGTTGATGCGCAGGTAGCGATCGGCATCCGCCGCGCTGATGCGCCGGCCGTCTGCCCAGCGTGCATCGAGGTGCGGGCCGGTGCTGTCGCCGCTGCTGCCGGTGCGCGCGATCACGCCCTTCGTGCCGCCTGCACTGTTGCGACCCTGGCTGTCGCGGCCGGTGCTCCAGTCGCTGCTCTCTTCGCCCTGCGTGCCGCACTCGACGGTCGTCACATAGCCGGAGCCGCTCAGGTCGTGCGTAACGCTCTTCACGTTCCAGGTGCCGTCGACATATTCGCGGAAGCCGGTGAGCGTCACCAGGCCCTCGGCGTTCACATCCGGCCGGCCGGGCAGCTGCAGGCTGATGCGCACC